ACATGGACCAAGAAACAAATGTTTCGAACAGAAACAGAAGCAAGGTTTTCTGTATTACAAGACAATAGATACCCAACAAAAGCTGCAAAGTATTGGCAGTGTGTGAGAGAACAATCATCTTACTTAGATAACCTAATGACTCTATCGTTTGACTATAGAAGAAATGAAGCAAAGATTAAATGGTTAGAAGGTAAAGTTGAAAAAGAAGAAGATGAATACAGACAAACTAAATATCAAATAGATTTAGATGAATGTAAATTTGCAAAAGCTTCTATGGAAAAAATTGCTAAACATAGAATGAGAGAAATTAAAATGTGGTCTAAATTAAAAGGTGAATTTAACGATGGATCGTTTAATGATAAAGATGTTAACCAACATCAATTAGAATCTTATGGGTTACAATATCACGAGAAAGCAAAAACTTTAAACGCTAACTCTAGTGAATCAGAAATATTTAATGTAATGGGTCAATTACAATCACTACAAAGAATTAAAAAATCTGGTGAATTAGAAAGCAGTTATAAAGAGAAAGAACAGATTACCCAACATGGAAAACCCAAAGTTTGATTTTGTATTTTTAGGTCAATCTGTTTTAAAGTATCAAGTACCGCTTGATATATTTGGTGCGATTAATCAAATCTACGAACAAAATTTTCATAATCTTGAACCCGCTAACAAACAATTAGTAGGTAAAATTAAAAATGAACATTCATTATTTTATCATGGTCAAGATCAATCTAAGATGAAAAACCACAATATGTTGCCTGCAAATGTTACAGATTATTTTATGAAAATATTTAAACACTATTTAGCATTTAATAAAATTAGAGATTATGAAACTCATTTAAATTCTATTTGGGTTAATGAAATGAAACAACACGAATATAATCCAGCACATATTCATAGAGGTATGTTGTTTACAGGTTTATCCAGTGTAATGATTTTAAAGTTGCCATCTACATTTGGTAAAGAATATTCAGCAGAACAAGTACAACAAAATGGTAGACTACAAATATTAGGTGCAGCTAATGGTCAGTTTGCTAAAATAGATTATCAACCACCTATGGATCTTAGAGATTTTTATGTGTTTCCATATGACATGAGACACTGCGTATATCCTTTTAACGGAACCGAGGAAACTAGACGAACACTCGCTGCAAACTGTGATGTACAGTTTGATCCTATTAGAAATAGAGGTGCAATATAATGGACAAACAATATTTAATAGACAATCATATAGGAATATTTAAAAATTTTATGCCAAACAAAATGATAGATGATTATATAAATTACTTTAATAATTGCGAGCAACAAGGTGTAGTGTATTCAAGACAATTAGATGAGACGTTGGTATCTGATAGTTCAATGGATACTATAAAAAATATTAATCTTCCAATGACTTATAATAACAAACCTTTTATAGATGGGTTTTTTAAAGAAATATATCCTTTGTATGTTCAAAAATATTCTCATTTAAAACAATTAGCCGCGCACAATATACTAGAAGTAAAAATTCAAAAAACTAAAGTAGGTGAGGGTTATCATACTTGGCATTGTGAAAACGCAGCAATGAAAGAAAGAAACAGAATTTTAGCTTTTATGGTTTATCTTAATGATGTAACTGAAGGTGGAGAGACAGAATTTTTATATCAAAAATGTAGATTCAAACCTGAAAAAAATACACTATTAGTTTGGCCATCACAGTTTACACACGTTCATAGAG